AATAGTACAAAGCATAGATGCTCGTGTTGGCACGTTTACTATCACTGCTGCAACTAATGCGGACACTAGCGCAGACCCATCTGTAACTACGTTTGGTGGTTCTAGTTGTACAGCTACATACAAACAAATGGATTTTGGCACTACTGCTAGAACTGTAACCATGACTGCTGCGGGCAACGAATCAACTAAGACTTTTACTATTTTTGGACAAGACTTAGATGGTAACGCGCTTACAGAGACCCTTACTGGCCCTAACAGTACAACAGGCACGTTTACAAACTTATATACTAAGATATTTGGTATAGAGTGTAACGAAGGTGCAAGTGTTGGGAACATAAAGTTTGGGGTTGTTACGGCTAACGATACAGTTGGAACCGCTATATTTGGTGGTGACATGCGTTTACGTAAGTTCTACATAACTTTTCCAGCTAGTGCTGCAGCCGTGGAGTTTAAAAGCGGAAGTGAAAACGGGACTACTTTTTATAAGTATCAACCCCCCACAACTTCAGCGGATAATGACCACGTATCTGTACCACCAGATGGACTGTTAATAAAGTCAGGCGGTTATATAGTGTATGACCGAAGTTTGTTTACAAACATAACGGTGTTCTATGCGTAACGATTACGGAGTCTGCTACAAGTACAAGAAAGGCGGTAAAGTTGGTACCGGCATGAAAGGTATGAGCCAGAAAAGTGGGGACAAGCGCCCCACTAAATCTGGTGCTGGTATGACTGCTAAAGGTGTTGCGAAGTACAGACGAAACAATCCGGGTAGTAAATTAAAGACGGCAGTTACAGGGAAAAATCCTAAAGGTAAAGATGCAGCAAGACGTAAGTCATACTGCGCTAGATCAGCAGGACAAATGAAACAATTCCCGAAAGCTGCTAAAGATCCAAATTCACGTTTAAGACAAGCGCGGAAGCGCTGGAGGTGTTAGAAAATGCCGGGTAAAAAAATGATGGGCTACAAAAAAGGTGGCTCTTTAGAAATGGTTGAAAAGGATGGTAAGAAAGTTCCATTCTACGCTGCTGATGGTAAAGGTAAAATGGCTGAAGGTGGCAAAGTTGATAAAGGCGGAGCCATGAAAGGAAGAGACAAGGATGGCAATAAAGTTTCTTATAGCTTTAATGAAGCGGAACGCAAAAAAGACGCTAAGAAAAATAAAGCCAAAAAGAAGCCAATGAAGTTTTCGGCTGATGATGGTGGTTCTATCTCAGGCCCAATTAGTCCGAGTAGGAAGAAAGTGTTAGATAAAATGAAGGCTACTAACAGTATGCCTACTCCATCTATGAACAACACTAGTGCTCCTAAGCCACCAACCCCACCACAAGCTGCTATGGGTGGTATGGGCGGTATGGGCGGTGGTATGGGCATGCCTCCTAAGAAGCCACCTATGCCGGGCATGAAGAAAGGCGGTAAGGTTAAGAAGAAGTCTAGCACGTACAAGAAAGGCGGTAAGGTTCGCGGATGCGGCATTGCTAAAAAAGGCGTACGTCCAGCGAAGATGAGGTAAGTATAATGGCATTACCAGTTTTAGGTGCAGCAGCTAAGTTTTTAGCTTCAAACGGCTCTCGTGCCGCAGTGGCAAAGTATGGGAAGCAAGCGGTGGACGCAGCAAAAAAGCAAATTGCAAAACGCGATTCAGCAATAAGCAGTTCTGCTAAACAAGCTAATAAAGGCGTTAACACTAAAGCGCCCACTAAAGCCACACAACAAATGCAGCAAGTAAAAAGAGCTGAAACTGGTAGATTGCCTAGAGATACTTCTCGCGGGCAACAGCCCAGCACAAGTTTTAATGTAGAGAAACAAGGCGAGGCCGCCACTAAAGTTTCAAACTTGTTAAAAGAAAAAGGTATGGAAAGTCCCGTAACAGGGAAAGTACCCAAGTTTAAAAAAGGTGGCAAGGTTCGCGGATGCGGTATCGCTAAAAAAGGCGTACGCGCAGCTAAAATGAGATAATATAATGCGTAGATATTATAAAAAAGGTGGTTCCGTAAAGGACGCATGCTATCATAAGGTTAAGTCTAGTTATAAGGTCTTTCCTTCTGCGTATGCGTCTGGGGCTATTGCTAAATGCCGTAAGAAGAAAGCGGGTAAAAAGTAATGCGTAGGTACTACAAGTCTGGGGGCGGCATCCGAAAAACAGAAAAGGGTGCTGCTCTAAAGCGTTGGTTCAAGGAAGATTGGAAAGACGTTAGTACAGGTAAGGCTTGTGGTAGAAAGAAAGGTGATGGTCGTGGTACGCCATACTGTCGTCCTAGTAAACGTGTATCTTCTAAGACTCCTAAAACGTCAGGCGAGATGTCTAGTTCTGAGAAGAGTAAGAAGGTAAGAGAAAAGAAAAGTTTAGGGCAACCTGCAGGTGCTCCACGCAGAGTTAAGTCTGTAAAACGTAGAGGTAAGTGATGCGTAGATACTTTAAAAAAGGTGGTTTAACCAAACGTCAAAAGACTACTTTGAAAAAACATTCTGTGCACCATAGCAAAAAGCACATGGATGAGATGAAAAAAGACATGAAGAAAGGCGCTACTTTTGGCGAATCTCATAAAACAGCTATGAAGAAGGTAGGTAAGTAATGGCTACATCAGGTACTGTATCATTTAACATGGACTTCCCAGAGATTGCTGAGGAAGCATGGGAGCGTGCCGGACGTGAGATGCGTTCTGGTTATGACCTAAGAACAGCTAGAAGGTCTATGAACTTGCTTACTATTGAGTGGGCAAATCGTGGTATTAATCTGTGGACTATAAGAGAAGATATAATAGATTTAGTAAAGGGTGATGTAGATTACACCTTAAACAATAGCGCTATAGACATTATAGAGCAGAACATTCGCACTAATGATGGAGTACAGGCGCAACAAAATGATCTCCCTATAACGCGTGTCAGTGTGAGTACCTACAGCGGTATCCCTAACAAGTTAACACAAGGTAGACCAACACAGGTTTGGATTGATAGGCAGCGCAGTGCTCCAGTTGCACACGTTTGGCCTGTGCCAGACAAAAACGATACTTATAAGTTAAAGTACTTCTACCTAAAACGCATAGAAGATGCAGGTGAAGGTAGCTATGACGCTGATATGCCGTTTAGATTTTTACCTTGTTTAGTGGCGGGCCTAGCGTATTACATAGCTATGAAGACTCCCGAATTGTCTGACAGGGTAGTAATGTTAAAACAAATTTATGACGAGCAGTTTAGTTTAGCTGCTGGTGAAGATAGAGATAAGACTTCAGCTAGGTTTGTACCGCGTCTTGGGTATCCCTAATGAAGAAGTTTGCTACTGGCAAAAAAGCGTTTGGCTTCTGCGATATATGTGGGTTTCGTACTAAGCTACACAAGATGAAAGAGGTTGTGGTCAAGCGTCAGGGTACTAATTTACTTGCTTGCCCTTCGTGTTGGGATCCAGATCATCCGCAGAATATGCAAGGTGAGTATCCTGTAAACGATCCAGAGGCATTGCGTAACCCACGCCCAGATCAAAGTTTGGGTGCAGACTCTGCAGATACCAGTAGTCGAGCGGTAGATTGGGGATGGAATCCAGTAGGTTCAGGGCCAAATATGGCTATAGAAATTAAAGCAGGCACAGTTACGGTGACGGTAGAATAATATGGCTATGACATATACAGATTTAAAAGAAAACGTAGAAGAAATCACTGAGATGGATTTTAAAGTGGCTCAGTTAGATATGTTTATTAGACAAGCTGAACAGAAGATTTATGGGTTCATTAAAGATTTACCCATACTAAGGAAAACAGATACCTCATTCTCTTTTATGGCAAAAAGTGGCTCTCTCTTACCTGCAGACTTACTATACCTACATAGTGTATATCAAAAATCTGGTACAGGAGATGTAAATAGAAAGGCGCTTATACAAAAAGATGCTGATTTTTTATACGAGGCGTACCCCCTATCTACTGAAGCCACTGATACAGTTGACCCAGAGTTAAAGTATTACGCTCTTGATGGTAGTGGTTCCGATCTCTACACTGCGTCGCGTATGGTACTTAGAGTTGCTCCTAAATGGGATGCGACGGTTAGTTTAGATATAGAATATCAATATCAGCCACGTTCTATAGTAGATACTGATGGAGACGAAGAACAACCGTGGTTAGGTACA